TGACTTTTAGTTTATTACATCAGTAAAGTTATCGTAAAATGACAAGTTATGCAAACAGAAACTTCGCCATTTTAACGCCATTTTCATTCGGGCTTATTCCGTATTTGAATGAAGCCGCGTCTTTCCGTTTCTCGAAGAAGTTCTAAATCTTCTTCCCGTATTTCAGCAGGAGTTTCACCGTTCACACTTCGATAAGTTCCAATGCCGAAACGATCTCTGATACGAGCAACCTTATCCGGGTCTTTAGTAACCCAGTAAATTGTAACTTTCATAGCAACTATATTCTACGGCTCTCACCACACAAAGGGAGAACATTAAACGTCTTGAAACGATCTACTAATCTTGGTCCGAAACGTTTCTTAAATTCGTCTATACCAAGATTCGAAGTTATATGATACTTCTTACCGTATTGTTGAAAAATCTCATACCGGGCATAAAGAAATTCATCAATAACAGAATCAAGACTGGTACCATACGATTTTTGGTTCTCCGTTTCCAGGCCGATATCGTTCAAGCAGATGTTAAAGGGATTTGGTTTAAATCCTTTGGATTGATTTTCATTGTAAGTGTACAAGTCAATATGCCCATGAATTTTATAATAGTTCATCATTTGAGTAACAGACAAATTTTCAAAAGCATTCGGATTACAAGTGAGCTTCAGATAATCGGAAAAAATCTGCATTAACATTGTTTTCCCAGTACCAGGTTCACCAATAAGCAAAAGATTCTTATGAACCTTATAATCCTCTTCAGGAAACACATTTTGAGCATACCGGCATCCATTGAAGTAATACAGAAGAAACTGAATTAGTGTAGAGTTGTTGTCATCAACATCAAACTTTCTAAACTCACGTTCTGTATAATCCGCGCCAAGGTTAGAAATTAAACTCCAATGGCTGTAATACTCTTGTGTATCGGTCAAGTCATACTCAGAAACGTCCAGAATACTTGCCTTGTGCCTTTGTATCAGATTCTCTATTTGTCGAATTGTCAGCTTGCGCTTGCTGGCTTCCTTCTCCATCAAACTTTGAAGTTGGTTTGATAGATCCTTTTCCTCTTCCGTCATGGTCTACTAATTCATTTTTACGCTCTTCACGTACATGATCCAATATCCAAAGGTTAGCCTTGGATTCCCAACGCTCAATTTTCACCCCATTAGCATTTTTCCACCCTATCGAATCAAAATGATTGAAAAATATCTCTGCATGTTCGTGCCAATCAGATAACCGTTCAGGTGCATTTTGACTGATAAAGTATTGAATAACGTCATCAAGCGTAGGATTTATTAATTCTTTCGCAATCCTTTTAGGTTTCTCAAGTTTAGGAACCGGAAAAAGCTCGCCAGAGTTGCTTTCTTTCTTACCCCCTTTAGGGGGTTCTTTCTTTGTCTTAGTCTCTGTCTTATATTCTTCTTTAGGGGGTATGGGGGATCTTTCTTGTAAAGGTGTCCCTAAAGGGTAACCTAAAGGTATCCCTAAAGGTTGCCGTAAAGGTGGTATATTTTGCATACCTTTTTGTACACCTTTTATCGAATACGTTGATTTATTGCCTCTTCCATTGCCTTGTTTACATTCAATAAGACCTGCTTGAACTAATCTATTTCTGGCAGACTTGAATACTTTCACTGACACTCCCACGTCAGATGACACCTTTGTATCACTACGTGTCCAGTTATCCTCCCAGCCTAAACGATTCGCAATTTTTAGCAAGTAAAAATAAAGCCTCGTTTCACAGCAGGAAAATTGCCAACCTTCATCAAGTTCCCAAAATCTATTGATAAGTTCAATATAGGTCATATCAATTTATAATAATTCCGTAAGACATCATTTATGTAAGGCCGAGGATCGGCCCTCAAATAATTGCAGACACTATTTATGAACTCAATCAATCCATGACAAACGACATATTCACTACCATATTTTTCAACTAACCCTTGCCACTCCTTCTGTGATGATGATTGTATCCCGCCGTCCTTTCCTTTTATGCGAGGCGTTTTCATCTCAATACAGAGACTACATTTACCACCTCGAGGGAAAAGAAGAATTAAATCGGCAACTCCGGCAATTGCGCCTTCATATTTCCGCATAAAACCACTTTTCTTAGTTCGCGCACCACCATTGGGTATAGCAAACAATAATCCGGCAACATTGGGAAATGTGTTCCTAAACCATTCAACACATATATGCTGAATCTTAGTTTCAGAATACTTAGCTTCCAGTTCCTTAATATCTTCTTCAGTCATTTTTCTTGTTTTTTGAGATCGTATAACATTCATTAAGAAGATCTACAATCTGTTTACACCTGTTCCGGCAACCGATAAAGGATATGATTGTAACCCATTCCGGCCCGAACAGCATTTCTTTTTTATATTCCTGAATATAAGTGTTACCTCCGTTCACTATTAATCGGAATGGTTTCATAATTTATCCCTGAATAAGTCCATTGCAAGATTTACCATATTCTCCTCGACCTGATCATCGGTGCCAGTCACGCCATTTGCTATATTCTTTTTAGTTTGAATGACATCATACATATACTTGTCAATGGTATCTTTACCTAAAAAATAATAGCAATTCACATTGTTCTTTTGCCCATTTCGGTGTGCCCGGTCCTCTGCCTGTTCGCAATCACTGAAAGTCCAGGGGAATTCAATAAAAGCAACCCGGCTTGAAGCTGTAAGAGTTAATCCGGTACCACCCGATTTATAATTCAAAATGATTAATTTACAATCCGGATTATTTTGGAAGGAGTCTACAGCAAATTGCTTCTGACTGATATTGTCAGAGCCAGTAACGGTAACAGCATTCGGAAACTCCTTCTTCAGCTCTGCAATAACCTCTTTCAGATAGCCAAATACGATAAGCTTCTCACCACCATCTATAACATCATGAATGAATTCAGATACAGCCTTAATTTTCCCACGTGCAGATATTTGTTTGAGAAGCCCCATCTTCACCATCACGGCACCATTCATAGACCGTTGTACCTGTGCATCAGATGCGTTCTTGTATTGTTTAAGATACTTCACTATATCGGACTCTGCAGATTGATATTCCTTCATGTTCGTAATATCAATCTGCAAGTACTGACGTGTTTTGTCCGGAAGCTGAGTGAGTACTTTAGATTTTTCACGCCTGAAGAAGCAACAGTTCCAAAGTCTCCAATTCAGTTCTTTTACGTTAGATGCTTGCTTTGGACCATCACAGTATCTCTCAACGAAACGACTATACCCTCCGAAATCCTCCAAACGCCCAAGGATTTTAAGCTGTTGTATAAGGTCTGTATTATTGTTCACAACAGGAGTACCGGTAAGTGCAAGTACAAATCTTTTCCCTTTGCAAATACCCTCTACAAATTTCCCCTGTTGGGTTTTGCCGGATTTGCATTTATGGGATTCATCAATTATGACAGACTTGAACAGATTAACACGTTCATCGAACAGAATACCCTTCATCGTCAATTTACCACCTTCACTCACACGCTTTACAAAGAACTTCTTAAGTGATTCGTAATTAGTAATAAACACCTCGCACAAAGGGCTTCCATCAGCCTTCTTGCAATCATAAAAAGAATGCCAGGTCTGCCGGTTACTGTCATCAAGTATAATAGCATTAAGCCCGGCAAATTTCTTGAATTCACGCTGCCAATTCACTTTCAGAGCAGCCGGGCAAACAACCAACGTAGGAAATGACTCACCATAGATTACAGCTTCCCGGTGCGCTTTGACAACAGTGCAAATAGCCTGTAATGTCTTGCCTAATCCCGGTTGATCACCGAGGATACACCGTTTTTTTTCTACAGCGTACTGTACGCCCTCCAACTGATATTGATATGGTTGCAGCAACATGTAATGTTCTCCCACAAAGGGCTTCATGTTCGGTAAATCGTAATTTATGTCTTCCGTGACCTCCCTCTGCTTAACAACAGAGCAGAATTGCATGTGTACGGCCCACTGGGCGAATCTTTCCACATACCAGGCGGCATCTTTCCCGAATGGATAACGTGAATCATTAATACTAACAAGCCACGCCCGGTCAGTACCGTCGTAGCGCGGCTTGCTTGGTATCGTTTTTATGACCTCAACCAATTTAGGATGATACTCGAACTGAATCCGGTATAGATTAGGGGTTTTAGTCACATAAATAGGTTTCATGAAGCAGGTTCTAATACAAATTCTTCGTGTTCAACAGTAGAGTATTCACCTTCTCCATCCTCTTCTTCGTCCGTTCCATCTGTTTTATCAAAAGGATCCTCACCTTCCTTAAACTCAAACTCTTTCTGTATCTCAGAGCATTTGTTTTCAGTAACATACAACTCGGCTTCATAGAGTAATTTATGTACAGCATCTCGGAAATCCTCACAGTGTACATATTGCTCGTTGTCCGGGTCAAATCCAATACCAGGAGAACAAATATTGAGCACTTTATTCGTCATCAATGTTCTCTTTGCAGTCAGCACACATACTTCAAAAGAAGAATCACCGCCAATACTGACACCCGTAACATCAAACTTTTTAAAAAACTCATCTTCGAGACAGGATGCAGGACGTTCCCAGTTTATATAACTGGATTCTTTTTGTTCCGTAATCTCAACCATAAATGGTATAAGATTCTGAAGCGCATTTTTTAAATCAACATGAACAGGGTTTATGCCTCTAAATACAATGTCATTGCCTTCCAAATCGGCATAAGAGACCTCTAAACAACCCTTCTTGGTCATTTTAGCTTTTGAAATCCTTAAACTCATTATTCAATAAATTAAATAGTTATACTTACCTATGTTGATACTCACTGATAAACTCGTGATAATATTTATCAGCAGGTAATGGTAGGTTTATTCCGAATTCGGCAGCAGCATCAGCCTGAACCTTATCCATGAAATTTTTCATCTGGATCGTATTAAGTTTCGATGTACTGCCTACGACAGATATGGCATGGCCACTCACACAGATTTGGCGGATAAGGAACTTCCTGCAGTAGAAATCATGTATATCTAACTTGTCTGTACCGGTTTCCTTCTCGATGCAAGAAAACCACAACCACATCAATGCATTTTGTGACAGTGTCCTCGGCTCAACTTTTCTCTTTATACTAACAGTATAAATACCATTTTTAAGCGTAGAACAGAGATAGTCAAACGATTTATCCATAGTGACTACCCCGTCTTTTTTTGTTAGAATAGCATCTGCCATAATTTAAAAAGGAAGATCAGGTAAAGGTACTGAATCTTGCTGATACGAAGAAGACTGGTATGTAGGCTTTGGAGCAGGAGACTGGTAACTCGATGTGGGCTGTTGCACAGGAGCGGGAATCGGAGCAGGAGCAGCCGGCTGTTGAAGCTTTGGAGTGAGCATTTCCATATAATCGACAAAAACCTCTGCAATATAATGCTTTACTCCATTTTTATCATAACTACGTGTTCGCAATTTCCCTTCCAGGTATAACTTGTCTCCTTTATGTATATACCTTTCTGCAAGATCAGCGGTTTTATTCCACATAATTACATTATGCCATTCGGTACGCTCAGGAACCTGAGTTCCGTTTGCAAGTGTATAGCCTTTATCAGTAGTGGCAAAAGTAAACGAGGCAACTTTAGCACCCCCGTCTAACGCTCTTACATCGGGATCTTTGCCAACTCGCCCGATTAACATGATTTTGTTCAAACTCATTTGTCTTCTTCCCTTATGGTTACGCGAATACTATCCGCCTTGGTTGTGGACTTTACATATTTAGAATAAAGTTCCGGATGCTCCTCTTGAAATTTCTTTGAATCGAAACTCTTACTCTGTGAAGATGGAGTGTAACTAACACGCAATCTTCCGGCATCCCAAGATTTGACGCCATTCTCTCTCATAGCCGTTTTCAACTTCTCCTTATACCCTTTCTGAATTTCGGATAGACTGGAAAGCTCTTCCTCAATTCCGACTATGGTATTTACAAGCTGCATTGGGATCAGTAATTTATCATCAGCAGGAACAAGAGCATTAGATTGGTATTGTTCACCTTTTATTTCGCACTCAAGTAACTTCTTGACTTCAGAATCGGGTTTACGCTCAATCTCAACCAACTTGGATTTATCACCTCGCAGCCAAATACCAAATAGCTTATCAACTTTTATTAGCGGATTCTGAAGTTCAAATAAATAAGCATAGATTGACAACTGCCAGCCCAGGTATTCTAAATCCAAATTAGCAGTAGTTTTGATATCTCCAAGAGAAATTCGTTCATCCTTTTCCCATACACAATCTATATTCGATGCAAAATGCTCATTGTCTGAAACAGTGTACTCGTTGGCAAATGCTTTATAACCGACATTCGTTCGCTCTTTCAAATAGTTTTCAGCCTCAATACTCTCAGGTGTGAATCCTGTAGAATCGACAAACTGGCATTGTGCATGAATACGGCTACCTTTTTCGGCAGCCCTCTTCAATATAAACTCAGGAATATCTTTATATTTATTCGGGAACAGCTGCCGACTTATCATTCCTGTTATTCCCTGCAACAGTTTGTCACCTAAAAGGTACGTGTGGTTCTCTTCATTAAAAACCACAGCAGATTTAACTAATTCTATCATTGCTTCTCATTGTTTGGGTGGGTAAGATCTTCCCATCTCCATTGTTATATTTCTAAACTCGTTATTATTTTGCATGGCCGGGTGTTTAGCCCAAACTCTTTCAAGTTCTTCCCTGCTTTTTACAGAGGTCATTTCATAAATTGCCCTATCCAGGTCAGCACCAGTGAAAACAGTACCCGAACCTTTGGTTTCAGTTTTTGTATTGGGTCTCTCGTCTACTTTTTCTTTCGTCTGACCGAAAGTATAACGCACACGTCCTTTATCATCTGAAATAGCAATACCGGTTATTTCTTTTTGCTGATTGTAAATGATCTCCTTTACTTTAAACTTAGTATATAAACCATAAGAGCCCGATTTACTTGAATATGTTTCGCTTTTATCCAGTTTAATCCAAATGAAAGGCCCAGTATAAAGTTCCCGACCTATACCCCAATTGAACCCCGCACGCTTAAAAGCGTCTGAAGCCTGACCTTTCTCTTTTTCCGTATTGGACTCAGTACCTACGTCCTGCTTTGAGACCCACTCTTTTTTATCATTATCCCAAATGGATAGCGTACAAAACAAATTGCCATTTACGACATCGTGGGTACGTTTCCAATTCATAGGACCGAATACCTCATCAAGCAATCGCATGTCCACCCTCGCATCTTTGTAAAGCAACAGAGAGCAACCGGAGCCATCACTTTTCATACTTCCAACTCTGCATTCAATCTCAGATGCCCAAAGAGGTCTGATAGAATTGAGTTTGTTTTCTACAGATTGCTGAACTACTGGTTCAACTTTTTTACTTACAGCCATAATTCTTTTAGTTATTGGTTTGACTTTTAGTTTATTACATCAGTAAAGTTATCGTTAAATGACGAAGTTAGCAAACGGAAACTTCGCCATTTTAGCGCCATTTTTATAATGGGTAATATGGAGTTCTTGGTTCTCTCCCATTACTCAAGTCAAGTGTGCGATAGTCGTTCAGAAGCTGCTTACTGAAATTAATTACACGTAAGCATGTGATTTCTGAAAACATCCCAATATGGGTATAATCAGAAGGTAGATCAAGCATTCTTGAAAGCCATGCGTAAGCTTCAGTTCTTTTCATGTAACCAAGCTCCCAAATCTTATCGAAATACTCGTGAGCTTGATGCTTCATTTTACGAAGTGGCTTTCGTGCAACTCTTCCTAATGCTCTATTAGTACCCTTGTGAACTCCTACATATGCATCACATCCAGAACACAAATAGATCATTCCGTATGGCCTTCGATAAACAACAGAACTATCGACAAACTCTGTTGGATTACCGCAATATGGACATATCTTCCCAGCGATAATTAGTTTTTGTCTTTCGGTTAATTCCATAATAATACATTAATTGTGGACGGTAGAGGAATCGAACCCCTCCCACTCGTTTTGAATTGGTTGCGCAACACGAAGCTCTAACCGATAAGCTAACCGTCCGGAATAAGAAAGGTGTACTATTCTCACGAACAGCACACCCAGTACAAACACAAATACAAAACTACATGATACTATTAATCACCTTCATGGGTTTGCGAAGTAGAAAGGAGTCGAACCTCTAACTTTTACAACAGGATTTTTCGTTTCAGTTTCTGATTGTGCATATGTGGGGATTTAATAGTTTGATTTTCCCACTCGTGATGCTATTCGTGCATTGTCACCACTGAAACTAAGCGTCTACCATTCCGCCACTACTTCATTTCGTTGCCAGCCGCTGCTGGCAACTTTGATTGATTTGATTAAAATATTAACCTTTGATTGATTTCACCCTCACGGGCTACTTGTGCCAAGAGACGGATTCGAACCGCCGACCTCTGCTTGTGGTGCTCTCCCGTTGAGCTAAGAGTATTTCTTGAGAGACTCGAACTCCCAACCTTCCACCACACACAGCGCTCTATCCACTGAGCTATCCAGGCAAATGCCCGGATTTTTATTCCGGGCTAATCTAATCACAAACGTTAAAATCATCCTCACGGACTTTCGTGCAAGTCCCGGCATCGAACCGAGAAGAAAGCCACTTTCCAGAAAACTAACACCTAAACAAAAACTACATGGCAAACGACCTATTATAAAACTGGAAAGCCCTTATCTTGCATCCTTGAATACTATTCCTTTTTAGAAATTTTCTCCTCGTATATACCTTGGAACACATACATAAGAAATACCATTATAATAATGATCACAGAAGCTATATACTCTTTATAACTGGCATTTATGCCATCCCCTAACCAAATTGCCGCCCAAATGCCAACAATAGAAACTACATTTTGAGAAATTCTTAATGCTTTCATCTCTTAGATTTTTTGCTACGTTTACTTTTCTTGTTTGAGCACTTGCAATGCAGCAACACCTGAGCTGCATTGCAACGCCACTTCCCATTTTGTTTGTTGACAGGTTTATCGCTATCAATTTTACCTGCCTCAATAAGACTGATCAACTTCTTTTCACCCCCTACTATATATGCTGATTTATCTTTTCCAAATGCCTCTGATGACATTATACGGAGTATATTATCAAGCAAAATCATAGCCATTCCAGGTGTGATAATATATCCGCGAAGAATGGATATATTATCGCTTTCTTGTAACAGTGACGATCCCATTATTTTGATCTGATTTAATCCCCCACTTTTTGTCCGGCTCTTTATCCTTCAATCTATATGATATCAGATTGAGTATGTAGGCACGGCTGGAAATAGGGAAAATTTCTTCTGCATCTTTCTCCATTTCACGGATGATGCACATAATACTTTTCTTTTTTTCTTCCATATTGATTATTAATTGATTAATAGTTTCCTCCGATTCAAGACTATTCGCTAATGACCAAGAACCGGAGGATTTTCTTATTTTTGAAGTGTCTAATTAAAAAAATAAGAAATATGAATAATGAAGAAAAAGTAGTTTCAAACTACAAAGAAACTTTAGAGAAAAAAATTGAATGGACTTTCAGACTCCAAAGTAATCTACTGACAATTGCATCCGCTACTTTCGCTGTACTGGTTTCTTTAAGCAATCTTTCAACAAACAACGATTGCAGTCGAATTTTACTATTGGTGGTAGTATGTTCAAACGCACTATCCATCCTTTTTTCGTGTATAACCATATACGAGAATCGAGCAATGAGCAACGTGATGATACGCAACGCTCAAAAACAGGTAGAAGAATATATCCTCTATAGCTTATACAATTCCAAAATGACCGCAACGCCAGTCGTACCACGCAAGAAGTTCTTCGTAGCTTGTGAATCAATTTCTTACATTTCATTTTTACACCTTTGATTTATATTTATTCTATTTTACACTAAAAAAAATCAGATTCAATATTTTCCAAAACGATTGCACTTAGTTGTTTCATCCAATTTCAATTGCTGCCGACGGAACTTATTTATCGCCCATTTCTCAGTTTTTTAGAACGACAATATTTTTTGCCAATTGGACAGTAGTAGTAATGTCATATACCAATTCCTGTATATGACTCTTTCATATCTTTATAAGAAAATTCATTTATCTCAGCCGAATAGACTGGCTGCAACAACTGAAAGATGAAATCGGTGAACCAATCATACGAACATCCGATCTTTAGAATAAACAAGTGGAATTTATCGGGCAGGAAGAGATCTTCGACACACCGACTGTCTTCATAGAGCTCATACCCCTGAAATTGAGCAGCCACGAGGAGTTGGTAGAGGATATCTCCGACTATATCTACCTGGCAACAGAAAATATCAAAACAGAGTGAGCTGCACCTGCGATTCTTGTTGCTGACGGATGACACCAGGCTCGGTGCTGACGTTGATCAGGGTGTAAGATGTCTTTTCGCAAATAGAGTATTTGGGCAAAATATAGCGGTGAAGTATTTCACGGTTACTCAAACCGTCTCTGGCGTGTTCGTCATAGGTGCATTACAAAATAAATACCCTCAATGAAAATCCAATTGAGGGTATCTATATGCATTTATTTATTATAAAAAATAGCAATAATATATTATCCTAATTTACATTTCCAAATCATGATCATTATTTTTATCTTTCTCACTTACAATGGAATTGAAAGATTCTATATACATCTCATCATCTGATAGGGTAATATATCCATGTTTTATATTCTGTTCAATATACAAATTGTCCTTTTCAGTATTTGTAAACATAGACATAAAATTTACATCATCACGAAACCAATATCTTTTAGCTTCATAATCCATTCCAAAAAGTGTTATCAGATTTCTACTACTTTGAGCCAATATCTTTGAACGTGCTTCTTCGTCTGCCCTACTTGCATCGGCAATATCATTAAGAGCCTTCCCAAAACTGTGTATAAATTTTTTACGCACTCTTTCATCTTTAAAGGCTTTTTGTATTTCATGTACAATAGAAATAGTATTTCCTTTAATCCATTTTATAGTACCCTCATGATCAAGCGGTAGAGTAAATTCTGCTCCCTTATACCTTTTATCATTCATAATCTTATGAATATGAAAACCCTTTCCCCATTTTATCTCCTCTCTTGTACCGCTTTTATGATTATCTATTCTAACAGTCTGTTTTTTCAAAATAGTTGCCAGTGTTTTCATTATATAATTTTTTTAGTTGATAACAGAGAAACAATAAATTTATGATACGTACAATTTTTATTATTCCGTATTAAAGTCAAAAATGTAAATGTTATGTATTTGAATCTTCCTTTTTTTCTTTGATATCTGTATTAATAGTAAAAGATGCGAAATTATAAATACTGATTGCTATATCCTTCATTATCCATATTGAAAATAAAATGAAATATAGCGAAATGACTAAAAGCAATGCGTTGATAATACTAAGCGGTATTATATGAAACGGCATATTCACAGTCCCTATACTATTTACTATCAGAAGATAAAGAACCCCAAAACAAATAATCTTTATTGCAGCCGCAAAAGATGAGTTCAGCCCATTTAATAACTTATTTCCCTTTGCATTATGTTTCATCTTTTCACAAATTGGGGACCAGTACATAGACATTAATATAGCATAAGCAGCCAAAAGGATTGACAGCATTACAGGAACCACACTCAATCCAATCGTGATAACCTTAAACAGTTCAACAAGCATATCTTTCTCCCCTAAGTAGCTAATAACAGTTATAGTAACTGCTGCTAATACGGGAAAAATTGAATCTTTAATCAAATCATAATTCGTGTATGATCTGAACACCGAGTCCCAGCCAAATATTGAGTGTTTCTTTTCCATTTTTATTCTGAACCTTTATATCTTGTAACAACTTCGTTATATACAGCCATATATATACTACCGATGCTACTGAATCCAACTTTTATCTTTTCAATGTAATTCTCGGTGCGTATTCTATGATTTTTCCTTTTGGGTTTACTTCCTTTTTTCTTTCCTGGTATTAATTGGTAACCAGTGATTTCAGCAGCCCCATTCCCCATTTTGGTTACAAGGTTAATTAAGGAATCAACCATTCCTCCTTCAGTTAAATTTAGATCTTCATTTTCTGCTGATGATACATCCATATTTATCAATGCGATATTACCTTCTTTGGCCAAATCACTAAACGTTTCTTCAAACCCTTCTATATCATCCTTATTTCCGTAATTAATAGTTAGCTTAACGCGGTTAACATTGAGTTCCTTATACGCTTCTGTTATCTCATCTTTTGATGTAACGAAGTTAGAATGAACTTGTTCTGGTCCTAATATCTTAGTTGAAGCAGCATCAATATATTTTTTTATATTCTGAATTGTAACTTCACTGCCAGATAGCAAACATAATTTATGTACTTCTGGGATAAAATAGAATGTTGCTTTCTTTGTATTAGCATACAAATCTTCTTCACTCTCTCTACTTTCTATTTTTTTACTTTTTTGATTGAACCATGCATTATCTCTGATACCTATATAAGTAACAATGGTTCCTTCATACATGTTCAAAGTAGCAAGTTTTTCAAACCTCAGCAGCTCAATATAATTATCTCCTCTTAATGGTATCACAAAATCCAAATATGCCATTTTATTAAATAACTCCACATAAGAATCAGGAGCTTGATTATGCAACAAAACAATATTCAATAATTGCATTGTTTTCCATTGATGCTTTTCAGCAGTTTTAAACTGTCTAAATTTTGTTTTCATAATTCTTAGATATTCATGCAGAGTGCGCCCACAGCCGTTATAAAGCTGAAACCGATTTTACGGTTTACACTCTACATGAATAGATTATAACATTATTGGGCATCGCAAATATATGAATTTCCAATAACTATGAACTATTTTTTACTTAAAATATACTTTCTCCATTTATTTTCTTTCTATATTAATTTGACGATTTACGCAATTCACAAAATTTTCATTTAACTTGAAGTGATGAGCGGACTCGAACCGTCGACCTCATGCATATTAAGACATGCGCTCTAACCAACTGAGCTACACCACCTGCTATATCTATTTTTTTACTCACATAACTCTTAAAGCAAATACCACGATTTGCCGACATAAATATGCCTAACTGTTTTATTTTTACAACGATATGGTTCTGACCTTTAACCACAGCATTATATCGTTGTCAAGTTGTGCCTATTTACGTAGTCCGTTTTCAGCAGAGGATAACTTGCAACCTCTATTTTTACCAATATGTCAAAGAACTCTTCTCTGTGTTCCCAGCCTCCCTTCAAGGGCAGGCTCACTGGCCAGGCTGGGTGCCGGATAACCGGCAGTTTTGGTTTGACTTTAGGTGAGGGTTAAGACTTTGCCGAAGCATAAATGATATTGGCGATGGTGCCGATGGACTTCATAGCTTCTATCAGTTCCAAATTCTTGGCATCAGCTTTTCTCCACCAATCTTCATACATAGTCTTATCCTTTTTCAATTGCTCATTCTCCTGTTTCAATTTCTCTACTCTCTCTTCAAGAAGTTCAGTCTGTGATTTTTTTAATTCTTCCATGATTAATTTATTTATGATTGATTTGATTGATTACTTTGTCACATACCCCATTGCAAGATTTCCGCAAGGATCACTATACAGGCTTGAAAGAGATAAATTCTTTTTTGGGAAAATAGATGTAGTGCTTTCGCGGAATCTTATCTCTGCCTTATATTCATCCATTTTCAAGTGAGCATCTATCCAAGCTGTTTTAAGAGCAGACTTAAAAGAATAACCATAATTACGAACATAGACCCAAGCTCTTTGGATAATAGCTCTAAAATTATACTTACCATCAACGATAAGACTATAATCTCTTTTCTTAGAGTTACTTTTCTCTGTTTTCGGTTGGATACTTGCTTTTTTATTCATACTTTTGGAGTATTGATTGATGATGCAAATATAGGTCATTTGACCTTATTACAAAAACATTTAGGCTATTATTTTAGGACATATGTCTTATTTAGAAATATTATAAATAAAAATGAATACATGCAATAAAGACGATATTCTCCAGAGAATCAAAGAATTTAGAGAATATACAAACATGAGTAAGGCTACGCTTGCGGCATCAATAGGAATGGAGCAAACGACCTTAAATAATCAATTTATAGGAAAAAGAGGGATTTCATTAGACCTTGTCATTGGGATACTTAAAGCTTTTGACGAAGTGTCAGCAGAATGGTTATTCAGAGATAAAGGCCCTATGTTAATTTCAGATATCAAATCCGATCCAAACATTGAACGCATGGAGCGTTTAGTAGATACGATAGCCACCCTTCAAGGTACAATCAACGAACAGATGAAGACTAATCAATTGCTCACCGAGGAACTTAGAAAGGCAAAGGGAGAATTAGCTATGTTGAAGAATGAACGAAATATAGTTTAAATTATGATATACGATAAGTTATACATAAAACTCATGATAATTGTAGCTTCTCTACTAATGCTTTATACCCATCCAATAGCCACAATTATAGTTACTATTATCATATTGATCTTATACAAACAAAATTTTTATCCTTCAAATGATTCCAATACTATTCAACATATCAAGGAATACTATAAGAAGGATGGTATCTATGTAAACTCTCATTGGAGAAAAAGAAATAAGTAAACTTCTAAAATTAAAATACATGAATGCGCCCTTATTAATAAAAATCATCGTAGTTATAGCCATAGTTGCACTTTGTTTGGTTGAGAAAGCCATCCCATTCATAAGGGAAAAGTTTATGATATCTCTTTCAAAAAGTGGCTATTTTGCAGTAGTTTCGGTGGTAACAATGATATTAGCATTCACAATAGCATACAATAAATCTCAAACAAACGAACAACAATATTCGGCAGAAGATAGCAAAAAAGCTAAAAAAGAGAGATTGATTAGAGATGCTTTTCAAGCTTCAAAGAAAGAAGTCAAATCTCAACTTAAAGCTCCATCAACCGCAAAGTTTGCTACGGAATTCGACAAAGAGTCAAAATATAAAATAAATGATGATGAGTCGGTAGTTATTCAATCATATGTAGATGCACAAAACTCTTTTGGTGCAATGATACGTACAAACTTTCGATGTACAGTAGATAAGTATGGTAAGGTCAAAGATTTAAAAACATGGTAAATAATATATGAATATTGATAGTAGTTAAAGTATTAATGGTCGAATAATGGTCGAACCATAAAAAACAGCATGGCTATTATATTGATATAGAAAACATAAGACTAGATTTTCAGAAATGTGTCTAGTTTAGTTTTTGTGTTGAAGGGCTTCTACCTCAGAGGAGGATTTAGAAGCCCTTTCTATTAATTGATTATCAGCTACTTACAAACAAAATCAAACTATATTCATTTTCATTAGTACCTGTATTAGAAAGTTAAAAACGTCACTTTTGACGCTATTTTATTGCCGTTATATTGCCGTGGCAATAAAACAAAAATAATCTAATTACAAAGAAATTATGGCTAATCTATTCATAACTATAGTGCCGACAAAAAAAATGTTGAACGGCAAACACAAAGTACGGATTGCCGTATCCCACAACTTAGCAACCAGATATATACCAACTAACATCATAATAGATGCTGAGAATGAATTCAAAAACGGGAAAGTAGTAAAAAGACCTGATAAGGACATATTAAATGCACGATTAAAGAAAATATACGATATGTATTATGAACGTTGCATGAAAATAGAATATGCTAATACGTTGACTTGCACACAACTGATCAAATACTGTATATTTGCAGAATCAAGATAATACGGACATAATTCGAATTATTTTGGTTTGACTTTAGTGAGGGGGTGGTTCCCCTCACTTTTTTTATGCCGGTACCGAACTTATTTCTAATTAGTCAGTAATACATTATATACAGCCTCTACTGTGTAGTTGAGTGTGCGTTGTTGAGCGTGGAAGGTTGTATAAGGCATCGCTTAAAAACGGTGCCTTTATTCTCCGCACTAATTTGATAAAACCGATCAATTGCAGAGTGATACAACGCGGCCGAATAGCGATCATAGGCACATAAGAATTTGCCTCACCTCCAAAGAGTTAGGGCAATTGATATTAAACTTAACTTCCTACTTCAAATCCATAATCAGACTATTTCCTAAAGCAATAGAAAAAGGTCTTGAGGTATCTTCCCAAATGTAAACTTGGGCTACAAATCCAGCATCAAAAGATTCTATTGATTCATCTTGAGGAAATTCGACAATATAATAGACTTGGCCTGACTTGGCCCCATAAAACGTACTAAATTCAGGCACTTCTTTTTCTTCTGCTGGAGTCAAATAGCGAACCCGGTGCTTCGAAATAATCGGGGCACCATTTTCAATTAAATACTCAGGCGCTTTCTTCTTCAACGTTTCCTTTGCAATCCGAATCAATGTACTGTCTCTTTTTTGAAAGGGCAAGGACCTCAGAGACTGAGCACTTGAATAACATGCTACAAAAAGAAGAAAAATAAACATCAATCGTTTTAAAAATAAAGTCTTCATATACATATTAACTTAGTTATTTCTTAGGTTGGTAAATATACATTTTTTTGGGGTCACTTACTTTATGTCCACCAATAACATAATAATCATTTGTTCGAGGATCTTTTGTACCAATGTAATCATAAACAATGATTGGAATCCTATTTTTATCAGCATTCCCTTTATCTTCTTTAGATGGACCTACTTTTCTTTTCATGCCTTTTATTTCAGTCATTGGAGTGTGTGTATGAAAAGAAGCAACCACCTTTGCTGTGGCAGGCACACCATTTACAGAAGGGGATTTGTCTCCAAGGCTTATATTCCCTCTTGCTTTTCCGTCATTCTTCACTGCCATACCATATCGTTTCTTACCTATGTAATATTGCTTTTTCACCGGATCATAATAAATCCAGAAACCAACTTCTTGTCTTTGGACC